GGCCAGGCCGTTGTACGCCACACCCAGCCCGGCCGAAACACCGCGCAGAGAGTCCTTCACGAACTGGCCGAAGACCTGGTCGGGGTACTTGCTGTCATAGGTCGACATGGTGTAGCCGGCCGGCAGGGTCTCCCAGGTGCCGGGCAGGCTGGTCTCGTAGGCCTGGCCGGTGGCAGCGTCGATCTCGCCGATTGCCGGGTTGGTGACGTCGGCGTCAATCGACCGGGTGAGCACGCCCACCGTCTCGGCACCCTTGCGCGCAGCCACCAGCGCCGCCGTCTGGAACTTGCCGAGCATCTCGAGGCGCAGCATCGCGGTGTGAGCCCAGGGTGCGCCGCGGTGCTGTTCAGGCCGGTCGGCCAGGAAGCCGTGGAAGATCTGCTCGGCCGGGATGCGCTCGTACTTCTGCCCGCGCGGCATGACGTAGCCCAGCGCGCCGGGGTGCTCGCTCAGCAGGTGATAGGCCACCGGCATACCGAGCCTGTCGATTTCCACGCCCATGACCACCGCGTTGCCGTTGTGCTCGCCGTTGCGCTGCACGTCCAGCCGGTCGATGTCGAGCAGCTGCATCGCGTAGCCGTAGGAGTTGCGCGAGGCGGGCCCGAACACCCGCCGGATCAGGAACTCGCCGTCGCGCGCGCAGGCCTTGGCCGCGAGCTTGAGCAACGCCGCAAAGCTGTGCCGGCCGGTGATATCGGCGCCGCCGCGTGGTTTGCTCCAGATCGCGAAGTGCCGCTCGATCACATCGCGCGCCGCTTCGTCAGCGATTTCGCGCCCGTTCTGAAAGTCCCGGGCCAGGCTCTTGAACCGGAAGCCCTCGGGGCCGACGACGTTGATCTCGACCATGCGCAGGAACTTGCGCATGTAGTCGTTGTTCTGCGCCAGGTTGCGGCTGCGAGCACGCAGCGTGTCGAGCGCGCCGCGCAGGTCGGTGTCGGCGCTGGCGTTGGTGGCCTTCCACCCGTAGGTCAGGTGGTCGTTCTTCGCGGCGTCGAAGTTCTTCACGCTGACGAACACAGGGCTGCGGCGCTGGGCGGCGCGTTCGGCGTTCCACTGCTGCAGCACGCGGCTACCGGTGAAGGGCTGGCGGGTGCTTTGTGTCATGAGCCGAACCGGGTCAGGATCTTCTTGCCGCTGCCGGGCAGCAGCTGGGCGCCCCGCTCCTTGTAGACCTCGTTGCGCCAGAAGTTGATCTGGGCCGCGATCTCGGCAACGGTGCGGAACTTCATGCTGCGGCCAGCGATGGTGTAGGTGTCAACCGTGCCACGGCTGGCCGTGTAGCTGGCGTACGCGGTCAGCGCCGCGTCGAGGGCGATCTGCGCCTGGGTGCGGGCGTCTGCACCACCCGAGCCGCTTGAGAAGCCGGCCAGGACGGTGATCGTGCCGCGGCCGACCGTGTAGCGCTCGGCACCAAGCTCGACGAAGGCCTGGTAGGTATAGCTGCCTGAGGTGTAGCCGTCGGTCGTGGTCGCGGCGACCTCAATCTCGTGCTGGTCACCGTCGGCGGTGCCGGTGATGTTGATGCGTGCCGCGCTGTTGATCAGCGTGTACTTCAGCACCCACCCGGCGCTGGCTGGGTAGTCGGCCAGCGTCTTGCGCCAGGCCCAGGTGTCGCCCGTGTACAGGGCGGCCGGCTCATTGGTGGGTGGATTGCTCACGGTCGCAGATTGCCTACCCCCGGGTGACATTCACACCCGCGAATGTCACTTCTTGCGGCCGATGATTCGCCTAACGTGCCGTGGGTGCAGGTTGAAACGCTTCCCCAGCTCGTCGAGGTTTGCCCCGGTGAACGCATTGGCAATTGCCTGGTCCCGCTCTCGCTGCTGCTCGCGGCTGCCGCGCTTGCCGATGTAGACCGAGCCGCCACCCAGCTGCTGCCGCAGCTGGTGCTCGAGCGAACGGCACAGGCTGTCGATCACCAGAGGCTGGCGCACCGCGTTGCGGATGGCCTGGCCGAGCAGGTCGTCGATCACCGGCTCGGGCAGCGGCCCGTTCTTATTCT